GCGGCTGTCGCTGCCTCATTTCCAGCAGCCGCGACGCGACTAAAAAACACGCTTTCACGGCCGCTCATCGAATTGCCAGATCCGGGTTTGTTTGGATCGGTCATCGTGGGGATAAAAGTTGGAGCCTCGTCCCCTTTCGCCGGAAGCTTGAGAACTCCCGAAATGGTTTTCGTCGGATCGTCCGGATCTGGATGCGTTACCTGTTGATAAGTATATTTCCCGAGGTTCAGCGCATCGCTTTGATGCTGCATTTCCAGATCATGATACCGGCGCGTTTCAGCGAGGTTCGCCCCCTCCATTCCGATGTGCATTTTCGCGATTGCCATCGCTTGTTCTCTCTGCGCTTCTGTGTTCGCTTGCGTCGCAGACATTTCCGCTTCGGAAAGTTGCTTCGTCTGATCAAGCTGCTTGCCTTTCAGATCGAGTTCCGTGTTTTGATACTTCGCCGTCTGCTGTTGCTGTAGTTTCGACAAAGCCTGCTGTTCGTAGCGCGCGCGCTGCTGCTCGCTGAACTGCAGGCCCTCCATCGCGCCGCGGCCGATGTTCGTCAGCGCATGCGGCGACGTGCCGCCCATGATGCCGAGGCCCGCCATGAGCAAGCCCTGCCAGGGCGAATAGCCGCTGCTGCCGCTGTCGGACGTTGCCGGTGATGCCGCGCCGCTGGTCGGAGCTGGCGCGATGCCGCCGCTGGTCGCTGCGGCCGGTGGTGGCGCCGGCGGTCCGCCGCCAGTCATGCCGCCCGAGGTCGGCGCGGGAAGCCCGCTTGTCGCCGGTGGCGGCCCGCCTGCCGGCGGTATTGGCGGTATCGGCAAATTGTCGTCGATGCCCGAACCGCGCGCGACGATGCCACGGTCGGCAATTGGCGGCATTTGGTCCGGCGGTATAGGCGGAACCGGCAAGCCCTGGTCGTCAATCGGAACGTCGTCGTCGCCGCCATCACGGTAATGGGTCCTACCACCGGCCGCCAGCCGGACCCGTGGCATCATCGGGTGCGGAATGTGCATGCCGCCATTATCGTTGGCGGTAATGCCGCCGCGGCCGGTGCCTGGCATGCGTGTCAGATGCTGCGGAAAGCCGAGGATGCCGCCGCCTGGGGCGCGCTCTGCAATGCCACCGCCATCCGAAATTCCGGCGGCGATAACCGAGCCAAGGCCGGTGTCAATTTCCCCGGCGCCCAAACCGCTGCCTATCAGGCTGCCAATGCCGGATCCAATCCCGTTGAACGCGCCCATGCCGTTCAGCGCAAGGCCTGTGATCCCGAGCCCGGTAAGCTGTGAGGCCGTAGACGCGCCCGGGCTTGTTGTCGAAGATGACCCGCCAGCGGCACCGCCGAGCCCCTCCGCGATCCCTGCCTGCCAACCGACTTGCTGATATGGATAGGCCTGCTGCGCCTGCCATTGAGAAAGTGAGGTGTTCAGGTTTTCCTGCTCCACCTGTTGCTGCAGGCCACCCGCGGCAATGTCGGCATTTCCTTGCCCAATGGCCTGGCTGTAAGCCTCGTTGCCGAGGTTTGCCAGGCCATACCCCGCCTGAGAATCAAGCCACGCATTCGCCTCGTTGGCGCCGAGTGCGGTCTGACCGACGGCGTTTTCCTGCTGCGCGCCCTGCATGTATTCGTTCGCGGCGTCTTGTGTCGCACCAAGCGACAGGCTTCCAAGCCCCGCAATTCCCTGCCCAGCCGCAAGCTGGTTTTGCGCTTCGTCCTGCGTCGCGCCGAGGTTCAGACTGCCAAGCTGCGTCAGTCCCTGTCCAGCCGCAAGCTGCGCACTCAGATTGCCCTGCGCGGCGGTCAGCGATTGATTGCCCAGCGATGTAATACCCTGCGCGCCCTGCAGTTGGGCGCTTGTCTTCGCCTGCTGCTGTTGAAGCTGCGTCTGCTGCTGCGTATTCGCCTCGTTGAGCGCCTGCGAATAGCCGGTGTTTTCCAAGCCCGCAATAACCGGCGCCTGCGCAAGCGCTTCCTGCCCGGCTGTGATCCCCTGCGCCACTGCGGCGCGATCGCCGCCAAAAGCGCCCTGCGAGATCGCGTTGCCCTCGACCTGCTGTTGCTGCTGCGCGTTCTGATTGTTGAACTCGGCCTGCGTCGCGTTGACGACGGATGATGTGTATGGGCTCTCGTATTGGCTGATCTGTGAGCCCGTTACCGGGTTGTAAGTGATCCCCGAGCCCGCATTGTTGAACGTCTGCCCGGCCACGCCGACAAACGGCGTCAAACTCGACTGCAGGTTTGCGTTCTGCGCGGTATTGTAGGCACCGGCGGCCGCTGCCGAATATGGCGAGATCGCACCGACGTCGTTAATGTTCTCTGCAGCCCCATAGGCGTTTGTTGCGCCTGCCGTATAGGGATTGATCGAAGCGCCGAAATTCGTTCCTTCGGCCGCGCCAATCATTCCTTGGGCCGAATTCAGATACGGCTGCACACCTGGCAGCAAAGGCGCAGTCGACGCATTAATCTCTCCCGTGGCACCTTGCATATACGGCTGCGCACTGGCCTGCCCGGACGCAGCAATCTCCATGCCTGTTGTTTGCTGAGCAGTGAGCGGCGCGACCGTAGCGCCAGTATAAGGCTGATACGGGATTTGCGCGAGCCCGTTCGCCTCATTGTTGACGTTCGTGTAGGCGTTGAGGAACTGCGCCGGAGGCTGGCTTTGTTGCGTTACAGTATTTGTGCCGCCGCCCGACATTACCCCGCTCCCTGACTAGGCGGCGCGGGATAAATGAAAGCGGCCCCGGCTTGCCAGAATTTGCGGCGATACTTCGCGACCTTGGACTGCACGCGCCAAGCGCCGAGCACGCCGCACAGAAGCCACCAGCGATAACCCATGCCGCGCGTGTGTTCATCCGCCGCCCACTTGCAGAAGTCCATCAACTCGTCGGCGTGCCGGCTCTTGCGATGGTCCGGGTGAACGAAGTTGACCAGTTCCTGCCAATACCAGCCGTTACTCCACCACCACTGATAAGGCATGAGGATCACAACGGCCACGGCCGGGTGCCCGATGACGCCGACGATACCGCCGCGGCGCCGCGTGCCCATCTGAATGTGCTGAAGCACTTTCTCGCTGGCAATCGGCGCGATGTTCGCCGCGTTCTGTTCGAGGTCCATTGTCAGCAGCGCAAGCAAATCCTGTTCGTCATCCGGCCCAGCGATGCGCACCGAAGTTGGCTTCGCAGTCGGCCCGCTGTGAACCGGACTTTCGCGTTCGGCTGCCAGCAGCGCGCGGAGCTCCGCCCTACCGACCTTCGCGCTCCCGCCGCCGAACCGCGCGAGCGTTTCCGCCGAGATGTAAAGCGAGCCGGTGTGATCGACCGTCGTTTGACCGTCCGGCGACTGACGCAAAACGGATGTGTGCGCGTTCATGACGGCTTTACCGGCGGCGGAAGTGACCGCATCTTCGCGATTGTCTCTTTGCGCTTTTGCAATACCCATTGATCAAGCTTGCGGTGAGCGTCGACCACGTCGCCGTTCCCAAGCCAGCGGCAATACTCCGGCGAAATGACGTACTCGCCGTGCGACAAGGCAACCGGTTTCGTGCCGGCGCCGTTGAACAGCTTGACCGCGCCGCCGCGCTTCACTTCCTCACGGAACTCGGGCGGCGGCCGCGGCGGACCTCGACCGACGCGCTGCGGCGACTGCGGAATGCCGTGCGGACCGGTCGAAAAGATCGCATCGGCAACGCGAGCACCGGCAAGGCTGTTTCCCTCGCCAAGGCCGGCAATCACGTCGGCGGGCAGAACATAGGCGCCGGCTGGCGCGGTCGTCTGGATACTGTCGGCACGGCCTGGCGTCGTGCCATGCAGGAAACCTGAGTCCGCGCCTGTCGCTTCGCGCTTCGTCCACCATGGCGATGCCATGCCCGGGCTAATGCCCATGTCGCCACCGCCAGCGCGTGCAACCTGCCCACCGCGCTTAAACATGTTGTTGTTTGACGGGCCGGGGTTGCCCGTGCTCAGTGCGCCGGTCACAGATGGAAGTGCCTGCGGTGGCGGACCGGAAGTCGGCTGCTGCTGCGGCGGCTGCTGCTGCTGCGGCGGCTGCTGCTGCTGCGGCTGGCGCTGCGGGTTCATGCGTTTCTGTTGCAGAACCTTCTGCGCCATCTGGCCCTGCTGCGATGGACCGAGACGCGAAACAAGCTCCGTAAGCTGTTCGTTCGACATGCCAGCGTAGCGCTGGATCGCGTTTGCAACGATCGGATTCAGGCTACTGTTCGCGGAAGGGGCAATTCCGCCAATGCCGTTACCGCTCGCGCTGCCAGCGTCTATGCCGCCAGTTCCTCCGCCATCATCGTAGTGCGAAAGGCCGCCGCCCTCGGCGCGCCTCCACGGGCTGCCGCGGTCCGCATGAAGCCATTCGTCAACTTTCGCCTGCGACATGCCCGACTTGGCGCGCGCTTTCGGATTCGAGTGCAGCCAGCCAATCCAGCGGTGTTGCGCGGCGCTATTGCTGGGCATCAGTTTTGTCCATCCTTTGCAACGCGCATGCGGACGGCACCCAAACGGTTAAAGGTGCCCACGTCGGAACCCGGACCAGAAAAGCCGATCGACATAAACCGCCCTCGCGCAGAGTAGGTGATGAAATAGGTTGACGCAGTGTTTATCATCTGCGCCACGACTTGCGTAGGATTCCCATTCGTGTAGTCGAGCGTCTGCAAGTTAGGCACGAAGTCCGGCGATCCGATGGTGACAAAATCCGGAATCAAGAAGTCGGAGTATTGAAAGTTTTCGCCTTCATCCATTTCAAAAAAGCCAGACTGCCAAGACCAAAGCATAGATTGGCCATCCGCGTCGAAGCCGATTTCATGCTGCTGCAACAACCCATTGAGATCCGCGCCAACCGGATTGCCCAACGGCGACTTGCCGGCCCAGGCTGTGCGCTGATACTGGCTTGAAAGCCCATAATCCCAAACTTGTTCACTGTAATTGTATTTCACGTAACCGAATGGCGCGAGCGGGTTGTAAAGCGACGACGTTACTTCGATCGGGAAGAACCAAGACATTTCGTGATAGATAGTGTTCACCGCGCAAAAGATCTGGATGCGCTGGCTGAAATCGACATTGTAAAAATAGAAGTCCCATACCGGGCATTCGACCGGTACAACACCGCCGCCGGTCGATGCTTGATGGAACTGCTCCCCAAGCCACATGATCAGGGTTGACTCGACGCCGACCGCGCGCTGCGCCACGAGGCCACAGTTTGCGGCCACGATGTTGAAACCGAACACCAGCGGAAAGCCGAGGTAGGTGATTGACCACACGTCGGTGTCCGTCCAGATCAGCGCGCCAAGGCCCGTGACAAGGCCGCCGACAAGCGTGCTCCCCTGCGGCAACAGAAATGACCCAGCTTGGTTAGTGGCCGATGCCGCCCAGTCAGTAAAGTCCCCTGCGTCACACCATCTGACCAAAAGCGGTTGCAGCGTTCCACCCACCTCGGCGCCAAGAGAAATGATGATCTGCGCTTGGTTCATCACGATCACGGAAACGTTGTAGAGCGGCGCTGTGTCCGAAATGACAACGGCCGGCGCGACCGTCGGCGGGTTCCAGTAATAAATCCCGCCGTTGGACGGCGAGGCAATGAGGTATTGCCCCCACTGCCCGAGCGACCATTGGCGTCCCGCCGCCAAGGTCTGGCCGGCCGAACCAAGCCCCCAATCGCCGGCGCCCCAATCGCCAATGCCCCAGCCCGTAATTGCTGTCGTGCCGCTATTGCCGCTGGGCAGCAGATAGGCAATCTGGGCATCCCCGCCGTTCATGGACGCGGTTGTCGTCGCGTTCGCGGTGCCGGTTGCTGTGATCGTGAAGTTGTTGGCGTCGATGACGGTGACCGCATACAACCCCGAAATCGTCAGCGTCGCTATGGTTTTCGATACAGCCGCGTCGAACGTCCCATTGTTTGACAATCCGTGGTTCGGCAGGCTGACCGAGACGGCGGAAAAACCGTCCTCAGTCGTGTAGGCAGGGACTTGGCCGCCGGCTGTGACAGTGGATACAGCCGCAGCGCCTGCCGTGACCGTGAATGTGCCGCTGCCAACTGCGGTCACACGATAAAACCCGAAGAGGATCAAGCCCCCAACCGAAACCTGCGTGGCAAGGTTGACCCAGTCGCCAACGCTGGGCGAGTAAGATCCATCGGCAACCGTTACCGCGGACTGTCCGGCAATTGTTGAAAACGCCACCGCCGGATTATCCGTCTGCGGCACCGGCGTAATGTCGGAAATCGCTCCAGCGATCAGCACCTGCAAGCGCTGGTCGGTGCCGATGCCCATGTAGGCATTGCCCAAGGTATCCGCCCAGCCGTGCAACCCGCAGCATGTTCCGACGAATTTTTGCGTCGTCAATGCGACCCAGCCGCCCAGCTTTTGGACCAATGAGCCATAGAAACGGATCAGATTGGACGCGGAAAGCTGAAACTGATTCAGCGTCGGCGATTGCTCAAGCGTGACACCAGGCTTCAGCCGAAGTGTGCGGAACGGCATATCAGCGCGCCTTCTCCAAGGCATCGATGCGCTTGAGCGCATCCTGTAACGCGGCCGTCAGGAGAGGAACCAGTTTTGCGTTGTCGGTCTGCCAAGGCCGGAAGTTCTTTTTGCCGGTTCGGCCCCGGCCGCGCGTGACTGCCCACGGAACCCACCGCTCGATCTGCTGCGCAAAAAAACCAATCTCGGGATCGCCGTCAGGGTCCGCTTTCCAATTGAACCAGCGAGGCTTCAGATTGAGCAACATCATCGTTGCGACCTCCCCCGAAAGTCGGCCGCGATCAATCTTGAGGCGCTGATCGGAAGTCGTGTTGTAAGCAACACCATTGCCGCCCGGCGTCGGCCCAATGCTGCCGACAACCGTACCGCCAAACTCCCATGAGCAGTAAAAAGACCCCGGAAGTATGTTTCCGACGAAACAAGTAAAGTTCTGCGACGGCGAACTGGAACTATTGACGTTAACAGCGCCGGAGGCGCTGGGATTAATGCGAACTGTGCAGTTGTTAGACTGTCCTGCCTGTGGGAAAATATTTAGCAGGCCGAAAGAAGACCAACCGTTATACCCGCTTCCCGGAATAGGTGCCAGAAACAACGTCCCAGATGCGCTGAATCCGTTGTAAATATTCGACGACGTGCCTCCGATTACTCCAATCGGTGAACCACTTATGTTGGAAAGGGTGAAACTTGGTGGATCGGACGTGCTAACGCCGATCGAACCGCCGGCGCCGGGTTGGCCGAATTGAATTGCGGAACCGTTTTGACCGGTAACCTCTATTCCGCTTGCCGTAATTTGGTTCGCGGAAAATGCCCCGCCAAGTGCAAGAGTATTCGTTGAAATGCTCTGTGCGTAAACGTTTGCAATATAACCGTTCGATGTTGTTTGTATATTCCCGTTCGAAAAGATCGAACCCGCCGTTAGAACACCGCCGATCGTGCCATTGCCCGACACGGATAGCGTGGTGCCTGTCAAACTCGACGCGCTCGCAACAAGCGTCGGCGCAATCACATTGCCGGCGCCGTCCGCAGAAAACAGATGCCAGAGGCCGTCCGGCGGAATGACGGCCGTGCTGCCGGCTCCGGCCGTCATGGTGACAGAAAATCCGCCAGTCGTATTGTTGATCGCCCAACCGACTTTCGGGACATTGGGCAGCGTGACCGTGCAATTGCCCGGCAGCGCGCCCTGAAAATTGTAGACTTGTTCTCGCGCTTCGTCTGGCGCACCGTTCGCGACCGCCAACGTGTAAGCCGTTAGACCACCGAGGTTGATAATCGACGTGCCGTTCACCGCGCTGTCGATCAGCGCCATGTTCGAATCGACCGGCGGCGCCCAGGCTGACTTCACGCTTGGGTCGCCGGCGGTCGCCTGCCAAAGCCGAAGCGAAAGTGTATAGGAGATTGTCATTGCGGGGCTCCAGCAGCGGCGGCAGCAGTTGGCATTGGCACATCTGGCATTACGCCGCGACGGCGCAGTTCCTCGGCCCGCGCCGAGGTCATCAGTTGTTGGTAGAGCCCTTCCCAGGACAAACCCTGTTGAGGATTATCCGCCTGCGAGCCGTAGTTGTGCAGCAATGCGCCTGTGAGAAAGACCATGCACGCCGCCTCGAACATCGCCGGATATGTGCTCGAAATGTAAGTCGATTGGTTCGTCTGACTGATCGGCGTCGGCTGGTAAAGGCCGGCAATTTCCACGGTGTAGGCGGCGTCCGCCGTCGGTGCATAGATGATCGTCTGATTGTCCTGCATTGCCCAGTAGCGCGGCAAAAAAGACAGCACCGAAGGTGTCTGCGTCGTTGCTTCAGTCGGCCAGAACTGATCAATCAAGAACGGCGTCGCGCGCACAAAGGGGATGCGACCACCGGTCGGCGCCACCGTGATGAGGTTAAATGATTCTGGCACAATGATTGGACCGCCGCTCATGTTGGCCATCATGGCGAGATTGATCACGCGACTGCCTGGCGTGGTGCTAAGTGACGTGTTCGCCGCGCGATGTCCAAGAAACGGAATATCCGTGAAAATGCGTTCCTCGGCATAGCTTGTCGCCTGCGGCATAAGCGCCGCGAAGTCAGCCGGCGGAACGCCATAGGGCGGCTGCGCCTTGACGCTGATGGCAAGAAACGTCGTCTGTAGTGCATTCCAAGTCTGCGCGGCCAAGCGGGATCTCCCTTACGCAATCGCCAGCATACCACCGTCGTTCCACAATTGCAGGGTTCCTGGAGCTGGGTTTGTGAGCGGCAGGTTGCCGCCCCCAAGAGCTAGCAAATTGCCTGCCGTGATCTGGCCAAAGTAGACCGGAGGTGCCGTTGGATCCGGCGTGATACCGGGAATGATGCCAATGACGCCGTTCCCAGTGCCTGGATCTATCCACAAAGCGCCAGGCGGCAACCCTACTGGGGAAATCGGATAGCCGGCGGGCGGCGAGACCACGGCGAGCGCGCCACCGTCGTTGTAGAGGTTGGCACCGTCCTCCCAGGTCCACAATGAAAGTTGGTCAAAGGTGCCGATCGCCGTCAATGCGCCGCCATAGGTCGGCGCGAGCCCTTGCGCTGCCGCCTGAAAGAACGCTTCGCCAGGTCCGATCGCCAAATTGGTGATCGCGCCCTGCGCCGCGGTGCCGAGGGAAAACTGTGCCGGGACAAAGGCCGGGTTGTAGATCAAGAGGTAGCTGCGATTGGCGTTCGCGCTGAGTAGCGGCACGGTCGTGTTAGCCGGCGACAAGACAATCGGCGTGAAGGCCAGATCTGTCGGCACGGCAACGCCTGATGCGGCCGCGACCGAATTCAGCACATCGGTTGGCGTGAAAGGGTAAAGGCCCGGCTGCGGAGCGCCGTCCTGATACGGCCATCCAGACATCAGGGGCCGATACCCAATGTCATGAGGCCGGGCTTGACGCGGGCGATCGGCGCGCCGCCTTTGCCATTGTTCAGAATGCGGAATCGCGGCCGCAGAACGGTGTTGTAGGGATCTTGACTGTGATAGGCGACTTCCGACGCCGATAGCGCTCGCGTCCACAGAAAAAAGTCAGAAAACAAGGTGTTGTCATTTCCGGAAGAGACCGGGTCGCCAAGAAAGTTGGCAAATTGTGTCGGAGGAATAGGGATTGTTGTCGTGCCCTGAGAGACACCGTCAAAATAGAAAATACCTGTAGACGATTGATTTGTAACGGTAATACGGTGAAAGCCGGAATAGTTTTGAGCCAGCCACGTGCCAACTTGCGCGTTGGAACCGTTGATGGAAAGCGCTCCAGGAATGCTTTCCGCCGCTCCTTGCACATAGAAATAAACATTGTTACTGCCATCAGTCGCATTAACGGAGCCAACTGGCGGCGGAACACCGGCAAAAAAGATGCTCGCACTCGCGGTCCAATCGCCCGCCGTGGCGACCGCCTTGCTAAGCGTCAGGTATCCGCCGTCGGCATTGGCGCTGATTGCCCCGCCTTGCGGACTATTGACGTGCGCGACAAAGCTTGTCGTGGTGAACTGCTGAGTTGGAATCACATAATCGTAAAGCCACGGCCCGGCCTCGAACAAAAGGACCGACGCCAAATTTCGCCGCAAGCGGCCGCTCGGATCGACCTCGGCCTGGTGAAACATCGGCTTGGCCTTGAACGGTCGCGGAGTGCCTGCATTCAATGACAGCATAAATCTAGTATTGCTGCGAATACATTGTGAACCGAACAAGATTCCCTGAAGAGGGAAGTGTCGCATTTGTTTGATTGCGCAAAATCGGCTTGTAGTAGGCTGGCGGCAGAATGAGCCCCGATGCGCCCGACCTTGGCGTGATCGACGTGCCGGCTGGGATGGGAATGACAATATCCGGCGGCCGGCCGGGCGCCTGCGAGGATGATCCAATCTCATAGGTCGATCCACCGTCAAGCGAGCGGAGCAACCAGAGTTCCAAAAACGCACCCTGCCCAGGCGAAAATGTCCCGCCCGCAAGAAACTCGACGTCGGCAAAAATGCGGCCGGTCGTGTTCTGAAACGCCTGGCCAAGAGTCGACAGGGTGTTTCCTCCGGCGCTGGACGCCAGGGAATTCAATTCTGTTGTCAACCAGTTCGCAACAGAAACGCCGTAGCTGCCCGCGCCCTCCCACAGAAAATCAGTCGCCGCCTCGGCTTCCTGCGGGAGCATCGCTGCCGCGGCCGCGCCGGCCGCCGCGAGCGCCCCAAGTTTGAATGCACTACGCCTGTCGATCATGCCGTTACCGCCGCGCCTGAAAGGTAGGAATACCAGCTCGAAGTCGTCAAGTTCCAGAATACCGGAACACCGGTTCCGGTGCCCGATCCTTCGCCGGCTTTTCGACCGTTGCTCGCCCAAGCCCATTGACCGGCCGCGTTCCCGGTCGTCGGCAACTGGGCAACCGTATACACATCCGGCGATGGATCTATCGCAACACCGTTCTTCAGCGTGTCCAGGATCGCAGTCAGAACCTTATTCTGCTGCTGGATCGCGTTGACGACTGAGGTCAGGTCAGTCATTTATAATACACGTTAAGAACGTAAGAATTCGATGCCGGCGTCGTCGTGTCGCTGTCGCCAATTCCAGCCGTCACGCAGTAGCTCAGCGCGGTCGAGAACGAGACGCCATTCGGGTCATGCATAATTTGACCGCTGCCCGCGCTTCCACCGCTCGCCGGGATGGTATAGCGCAGAACCGGCGTGCCGGAACCGCACGTCGTGGAACCCTGCGTCGCATTGTAAAACTTCACGTAAACCGGTGTTGCCGCGGAGATCGAATAGCCGTCCAATCCATAGAGCTGGTGCGGCGCGCTGCTGCCGACGGCAACCGAAGTCGTGTTGTTTGGGACGATCGCGCTTTGCGCTGAAAGGCCGGTTCCGACCGAAGGAACGGCAGAGACATAGACCGGATTGCCGGGCGCAACGACGGCGTTGCTCATGAGCATGTTTGTGTAAATGCCGTTTGTGGCACTCAGTGCCGAACCGCCCTGCGACAGCGTCGAGGTGGTGACGATTGCCGTGCTGTTGGCCGCAGTATTGGCGATCGAAACCTGCACCGGCGTCGACGCGGTGCCGATCTCTACCCCAGATGAATTGCGCAGATTCATGTGCATTGCGCGATATGCGGTTATCTGCGCCACGCCGCTCTGGCCGCTGGTGAGGGGGTTTGATGTGGCGGTCGTCTGGTAAACCCCGCCAATCGGAAGCTGCGTCGTCGTGCCAAAAGTGAAAGCGTTTTCGTCCGGCAACCCGCCGCCGCCCGAGCCGCAACCGGTGCACGAGTCGACCACGACGTGCAGATTATTGCCGACGCCTTGCGAAACGGTCGCCTGCAGGTTCGCGGCTGTGGACTGAAAGACCGTGGCATTGAAGTTGCCGGGGATCGGCGACAGCGGCAACACGGTAAGCCCGGCCGTCGCACTGACCGGCGCGCAGATGTCCGGGTTCGTCCCGTCGCATACCAGATTGCGCGCCGAGAAGGCGCCAAGGGCATCGACCTGTTCGTTGAACTGAACCAGCGCGCCCGATCCGTTGATGACCGGCAGCGTTGCGGCCTGGCCTATGGCTGGCAGAAACAGAAACAATGCGAGGAAATGGCGCATGCTCATATCAGGCCAAAATACATGGAGTTCGTGGCCTTCGAAAAATCAAGCGATGGCGCAGGTGCGGGCGGCGGCGGCGGCGGCGGCGTGACTGCCACGGCAGGAGGTGCAACAAGACCCAGCGTAAAGACCGTGAATCCTTGGTTATCCGGCGAGGTCGGCAGAGGCCCACCGACGACAGCCGTTGCAGGCGTGATGTTTGGCGACGGCCGCGCGTTGATGATCGGCAGCGGATCCGCCGGCAGAATAATCGAGCGAAGCTGCTGCTGTGGGACGTCCAGACAATCGAGCCCCACAAGCAATCCGGTGTCGCGCAACGTGTTGCCGGCCCACTGAAATTGCCGCCGCATGTTGGCATGCAAATGCCAAAAGCCGCAGCGATCGCACTCGCCAAGTGCTTTCGGCTTTCGAACGTTGATCCGAACATCGCGACCGGATTTCATCGCCCTCATGACATGCGTCCATACACGTATAGGTTTGGCCTATAGGTGATGAAACCCGGTTCCTGGTCGCGGCGCTGAAGGTCATTCCATGCGCTATCCGCCAGCGTTTTCTTTTCCACCATCAGGGCTTGGCGCGCTTGCGGTTCGGTCGGCCCGAACTTCTCGCAAAGCTTCAGCGCGAGCGCCGCTATCAGCGCTTCTGTTGCGCGGTAATGGATGTCTGGCGTTTCGAGGCCGCTGACATTCGCGTCCTCGAGCTGCTGCAGGCCATACCAGTTCAGCACCGCCGCGGGCGCGACCTGGCCAGCTTGTGGAACCTGCCAAATGGTGATTTGTGGCGCGGGCGATAGCATCTGCAACCAGTATTGCGTCGGGATGCCCGGCTGCAACTTGTTGGTGATCTGGGCATAGCTGGTGCGGTCGATCGGCACCAAAATGCGGTCCTGATTGATCCCCGGCCCGCCGGCATTCACGAGCGAATACCAGATTTCTGTGAGCACAACGAGCGTCGCCGGAAGCACGTAGGTCGCTTGGTTGACCGCCAAGTTGACGGTTCCCGACGTCAGTTTCCAGAAATTAAATCCCTTGTTGCTCCATTCGAGCAAGACGAGGTTGAGGCTGTTGCGCGCCGATATGAGCTTTTGCGGGTCCATCGCCGGCGACGCCGGATTGACCTGGATGCGCTCGAACGCTTCGAAAACGATGGAAGTGTTCGGAAGCTGGAAGTTCCATGTGCCACTGGTCGTCATGCGGCCTCACGTATTCCATTTGCGCGCGTTCTCGGCGAAGGTAATCCGTTTGCGTTCGGCTGGGCCGACATGGGCTTTCGCCGCCTCCATCTTGTGCACGGAAATCGGGTCGCCATTTGGCACCCCGAGATCGGCATGAAGGCGCCCTTTGTGCGATTCCTTGATGTGGATACCGCCGCCCTGGGCGCGCGCTTGGGCGTCGCGCGCGCCATCTACCCCGGGCGACGTTTGCCGTATGGCATCTTGTCTGCACCTTCCCCCTTGGGAACGGGCGCATTGGAATCCTTGTAAGCGTGCTCATAATCCGGAACCGACACTTTCCCGGCAGATGTGTAGGGATTTGTGTCAGACATTCCGCCGCCCCGCGCGCGTCGATCGGGACGCTCTTTCGCCATATGGCCCGGCACATGGCCGCCGCGCTTACGGGCATGGTGGTGAGCCAAGTTGACCTTGTGCTCTTTCGCCGCATCAAGGCCACCGCCGCGCTTGCGCTTTTCGTGATGCTTGCTGTGCATGCCACCGCCGCGCTTGCGCTCGCCTGCCGGTTCCGGTGTGTCGCGGTCGCCGTCGTTTTCGGCTTCCCGCTCCTCCTCTTTGGTTTCTTCAGACATATCCCGGTCGCGCTTGTCTTGTTTTGACATTTAGCCTCTCCTACTCGTTGCCCGACTGGATCGCTTCCAACGTCACAAGCCCGGTGCCGGAATTGATCGTGAGCCGTATCGCAAAGACCGGCGTCGTATAGCCGAATTGGCTGTCACCTGTAGCTGCCGCAATGCCTGCATAGGTATAGACGTGCGGTGGCACAAGGCCACCGGCCGACATGCTTGATTGCTGTGCGCCAACGAGGCTGTCGCCTGCAACGCCGTTCGGGTCCGAATAGCATTGCTCGAGGGTGTAAGTCGTGCCCGACGGCCCAGTGATGCCGCCGCCGACGCAAAACGGCACATGTCGCTTGAGGAAGTCAAGCGACGTCCACTGCGTGGATCCGGTCGTGTTCGTGCCGACCGTGATGTTGCCGGCCGTCGCCGCACTCGTAGAGACACTCGTGACCGTCTTGTAGTTGCCAAGGGACTGCACGGGCGTTCCCGAGGTCACACCGGTAATCGTTTCGCCGATCTTGTTGCCGAAGTTGTCGGTGCCCGCAAGCGTGAACACGACAGCAGAGTCGGAACCGGTCGAGGCAATCGACACGCGCCGGCCGACATCCATGGTCGCCACGCCGCCGGATACCAGCGAACCATTGAGGGTGAGAGCACCCGCGCCCGAAGGCTGCTGCGCCAAAGCGATCCCGTTCGAGATCGCCGTGGCAAGCTGCAAGCTTAGGACGGTGGGGTTGGACATGCCACGCTCAGAAGTCCGCGCTCGCCGAAAGCGTGGCGTTCGATACCGCGGCGCCGATCAGGCCGGTGCCCGTGCCCAACGCGATCGTGCCGCCTGTGGTGCAGGTAAGCCCAATTGCGTTGACCGTGCTCGCCGACGATGCCGCTGCAAGCGTTGTGCACGTGCCTGCTGTGCCGGCTGTAAGCCAAATGCCGAAGCTGGTTGCTGTAAGCACTGAAGCTGTCGGCACAGCGCGCATGCTGACCGGCAACGTGACGGCGCATTTAACGGTCGTGTTGGCCGTCGTGACGTTACATGTCGACGGAATTGTGACCGTCGCGGCCGGGTCGGTGATCTGCCAGAAATAGGCCTGATCCTTCGTCAACTCCGCGGTCTGCGAACGATACTCGAAAGCGGACGGCTGCGAACCGGCTTCAAGCTGAACGCCCGTCACGGCAAACCCGTCGGTCGACCCCGCACCTGTCGCCGTCGGCGTGAAACAGATGGCCACGGCAATTTCGGTGCCAGCCGTGGGGATTGTGCCGGTCAGGCTGTAGCGAGACCACGTCGAAGCGCTCAGCGTGTAGGACTTTGTAATGGTGGCCGCGATGCCGGTCCAAGCTGGCGTGATCGCTGGCGACGCCGTCAGCGTGGCAAGGCCCTGATCGGTGCCTGTGCCGGTCATGATGTAGGCGTTGATGACGTTGCCGTTGTCGGCGGACAAGCCAGCCAGCGCCTGCGCGTAGAAGCTGAGCGTTGCGGTCTGGCCCTGCAGCGACGTCGAGTCCAGCGTCGGGACTTCCTGGATCGTGCAAACCGGCTGCGTCAGAGCGCCCGATGCGCGCCAGACGACAAGTTCCTTGGCAAAGCCGGTCGGCGGCGTGGGCGACGATGTCGCCACTTTGAAGTCACCCGCCTGCGAACCGACGTTCGCAAGGCAAGCCCATCGGTCAGCCGTGTAAGTCAAAGCGGTCGTGCCCGAGGTGCCACCGCATGCCGTCGTCGCGGTGCCGACCGCCCGCTGAACGATGTTCATTGCGCCGTTGTCAAGCAAGTTGCGCGGCGTGTTGTTCGCAACGCCGCCGCCGCCTGCGCCAAGAAGCGCCCAGTAGTTGCCGGTAGCGGCCGCCGTCGCGTCTTCCGTGATCCACGCCGAACCGCCTGGCGGGATGATGAGAGCCGCCTGATTGTTGATCGTCGAGGTCGTCGGCGTGATCGTAACGGCGCCGGCTAGGCCGACGTTGAGCGCCTGGATGATGCAGCCGCCCTGAAACGAGCCGTTGCCGGCCTGCGCCAGCGTGACAGCCGTCCCGGACTGATTGTTGAAGGTCACGACCTTGCGGCCCTGCGGATCGCAGTCGGTATTTGCAAACGTGTAGGTCGAGCCAGTTTGCGCGTTCACCATCTGCGCCCGCGCGGCCGGCGCGAGCAAGCACAGGCCCAGAAGGGCGAAAAGGAGCTTCTTCATCAGAACTGTGCAACTCCGTAGAGTGAGATGAAATTCGACGGATAGGCTTGAGTGGCGACAGGACCGATAATGTTTTGCTGCATCATCAACCGGTTGCCTGACATTGCCAGGGAAACCACGGTGCCATTACTGGCTGTCGCACCGATGCCACTTCCGCCGCCGGTGCCACTCGTTTGAACAGTGCCACGCACGTCCCCGGTCGTCGCCGATGAAGTGCTGTTCGTCGCGGTCGCACCCGTAAAACCGGTCGAAGATGTCATCGACAAGCCAGCCCAATTCACGTCGACATCTTCCCAAATGCCAACCCGGTAAGCGAACCCGAACACGTCCGATGTGCCGACGGTGTAGTTATGCGAGGAATCAGTGAAATTTGGCGTTACTGACAAAAGGCCTTTGCATGTTTTCTTGCCATAGCCGGTCGAAGCGCCTGCCCCGACGGTGATCGTTTCCGTCGCCGTGTTGTTGTAAATATCAAGATACTTGGCGGTAAATGTGCCGCCGGTGGCGCCGGATGATCCGACGATTTGGATGCCGCGCATCAGTGATTGGCGCGGATCGAAGAGCAAGCAAGGGCCGACGCCAAGCCACGGAGAAGCCGCCGTCGGCGTCTGATTGTTCAGGTTTGTCCAGGTTTCAGACGGGCCCCAGACGTTGCCTGTGCCGATCGCTGCAGGGTTGACGCTAGCGAGCGGCGTATTGTTGATCGTGATCGTGGTCGTGCTGGCAATCGATGCCACGGTTGTCAGCAACGGCACGGTGCCGGCCGCATTGCCGGCGCCTGCGATGACCAGCGGCATGCCAACGAAGAAATCTTGTGAGTTTGCGACCGTAACTGTCGTGCTGCCGCTGGTGACGGTTCCAAACTCAAAACCGAAATCGAGCATGACCGGGCAGTTTTGCACGGATGCGCCCGTCGCAAGTTGATTTAAACCGCCCTGAGAAAACGGAATGTAAGGGACATTGATCGTGATCCCGGTCGCGTTCGCCGACGCCAGCGTCATCGGCGTGCCAGAAGTCACACCCTGCGCTGCAGCAATGTTACTTGCGGTCGTCGCCGCCGGTATTGCGGATGCAGAGCGCAAAAACGGCGTCGTGTAATGAACAGGAATTTTGCCGACGTAACCCTGAACTTGGTCCTTGGGGAAGAAAAAACGCACGTCAAGGATTGAACGGCCCATAAAATCGGCACTCGGGCCGGCTTCGGCATTTGGGTCGCCAACCACGGCGCCCCACCCGGACGCCTGCAGCGCACCCATGTTGCCGTAGATGAATTGCGGCCCGTCAATAATTGAAGCAGGCATTCAGCGTCTCCTGCTCAGTTGGTGCTGTAGACGCCCACGCCGCAGCGCCAGTCATCCCAGCCGATGTAGTAGCGTTCGGTGCCCTTAACCATCAGGTTATTGGTCGCCCAGTCGGTCTGAATTTCGGTGCGGAACGGCTTGCGGTCGAGACAGATCAGGCCACCGGCATCGGACAGAACGAACCAAGCGTAGGGCGAGGTGAGGAAGTCCATCACGACATAGCCGTCGCGAAGGTCGTCACTCTCTTTCAAAGACCACACATCGTTGTTGGTCGTGCCAGGCCGCAGTTCGGTTTCCATCAACCGTTTCGCGGCGTGCCTTTGTTCGACCGGAACCACGAGCTTCTTGCCCTGGAATCCCGCAAGCAGTCCAGCTTCGTCGCGGAACCGGCGGATCATGTTGTTCACACCGGCGAGAGTATTTTCGTTCAAGCCCATCGGCGTGAACGGTGTGTTTGGAACGCTGTATCCGTCGACCGGATGCGAGGTCGAGAACAGCGGCAGATTATCGCCGCCAATTGTGGCATTGAGCACGTTACCGGTATTGAGCGGCGCCGCGCCGTTGATTTCCTTCATTTGGCGGAAAGACCGCGCCAGGCCTAGATTCGCGGCATCGAACGCGGATTTGTAGAGATTGTCGTCGAGGGCCTCCTCGGTGAAAGCGTAACCGAGGGAAAAGACAACGTGCAAATGGCTCCAGGTGAAACGCTGGCCGGACAGGTTGTCCATTTGCGTCGGCGTGCCGGCGAGCTTCAGTTGCGGCAGGCCAAGATAGCGGACATGGACCGTGCGTTCGGATTCCATGTTCGAATTGCCGACCGCGTAGATCTTCTTCCACTGGGTGTCCATCTCGCGATAGAGACCCTTGACTTTGCGAATGCCGGGAACGAGCAGCGACGGGATCTGTGAGGTTGTTACCGGCATGGCTAGATCCCCGTCCCCTGTAGCGATTCGATCCAGGCCGGATTGAGGCTGACCTCTAACACCGGGTTCGTGTTGGCAGGATCTTGCGGACCGCCGGAAACGCCGACAACGCCCTCGATGCGGAACGGCAGTGTGTTACTGGTTCCGGTTGTCGTCAGGTCCAGCGTCAGCGTCGAAATACCGACGGGATTGGGCGCGGCATTGGTGCCTGTCAGCCAGTTGCAGTTCAGACCGCGGTAAGAGGTGCTCCACGGTCCGCCGGACGCCTGAATGCGGAACACGGCGAACGGATCAGCGATAACCCAGCAATCCACATCAGCGGTCGGATTAGCGGTCGTCGGCCATGATCCGATCAAACCATGCTGCACGGACTGGAAGGTCGCGTCGAAATAGGGCGCTACGCCCGCAAAGACGCCGATGCCCGAGGTATCGTTGAACACCGAAGGAACGATGTAGCCTTGGTTTGCCCCTGATCCGGTCTTGACCAGATCGTTCATGCCGATCGCGCTGGAATTGTAACCCTTGCGGATCTTGTAGGCCTGCACCTGGGCGGACGGTGCCGCGCCAATCTTCATCCGGCTAAACACGAGCCCTGTTGGCGCGAGGACGTTGGTCGCCATGCGGAGCTTTCCATTTGTGGTGTTGTAACGACACTCAGCGCGAGATCGTCAAACGCCTTGGTATTGCTCCAGTGGCCGGCACGGCGAGAGCGGTCGGCGCGGACCCTAAATCATGTCACATAGGAAATGCAATAGCCTTGAAAAGAAGAACGCCTAAGCGAGGTAACTCGCTTAGGCGCCAAGGCTGTCAGGAAGCACAAGGAGGATCATGCAAGCCAGTCGCACTTCTACCCGGCGAGGCTTTCAATGTCAAACTGAACCGGAACCTTGCGGATGCCTTTCGATACCGGAATGCCATCTTCGCCACGAATGGCACTGTTGCCGCCCGCCGCCGCTTGCGTTCGGTCCCGCTGCTGTTCCTGAGCCCACTGCAAGTCTTCGATCTGCGCCTGCCGCGTAAGCGAGAATGGCCGCATGTAAAGGCGGCAGCCTTCAGCCTCGATCGGCGACGACGCAGGTATGCCCTCGTCGACCATTTCGGGCATTTCGCTAGCCGGCACAGGCCGCCAGCCGCCGTTATACGTAAAATCACGTATCCTGGACGGGTCCACCGGCTCATTCAGCACCCGAGTCGCAATCCACTGATACGTCCAACCGGGCTTCTGGCGATGCTTGGGAATTTCCAGCATGCCGGCATTGCGCTCATTACGACCGCGGCGGACAAAGATGTCGTTGTCGGGTGTGTAGCCTTCCCGCGTCGGTTCGTTTCTGCGTTCCGCCGGTCCGGGATGCGCCATGACGCCGATAGGATCTGTCGCCTCGTGCGGTAACGCGTCACGCGTCACGTGGTCGCGGATGTTCGACTGGGCAGCCCGAAGTCGCCCGCGCTTGTCGTCTAGGTCGTCGCTCATTATTCGTATTTCGCCCCTTCACCGCGGATCACATCGCCACGCCCACCGGCTGCGACCTCTTTCGCTGCCTGGATCTGCTCATTAACATAGGTGTTAAGGTCCATCTTGCAGATGTTCGCGAATTCCTCGAACATTGTGCGCTGGTCCGTCGTCATCTTAATGCTGCGTGAGCCGTCCGGCCGGTCCTGATAATGGATCGTGCCAACATCTGCGATATTGGCAGGCTTGTAACCATTATTGCCGCCGCTCAAGCTGGTCCGCCGTGAAGGAGGGGCGGCATCGCTGCGCCGCACTGCGTGTGGTGGTGGCACGTGTTGCTCTCCAATCTGCCCATGACCGTCGCCATAAGTCTCTGTCATGACGCGTTCGATATGGTCAATATAGCTCTGCGATCCAGCGGCGTAACCGGCCTGAATCGCCTCGACATGTGCATCGTTGGCCACGGCGCGGTAAGTGCGGTCGCTCTTGTAGGCAGGATGATCGTCAATCCAGCGCTGTGCTTCCGGACTTGGGCGGTTAGCTTGTGCCGGCGCGGCACTTTGCTGCTGCTGTGCCGGCTGGCTTTTGAGCCAGTCGAGTTCGCGCGTCGCCGTCTCAAGTCGTGCCGCGGCAGCCGTCATCGCCGCCAGCGCGGCAGTCTCGGCAGGAATATCGCCCTCTGTGCGCGCCTGAGCGTAGGCCGCCTGCGCCGCTCCCTGTTCGCTGCGAGCCGCCTCGATCGCGGACGATACTACCGTCTGTCGATCGGTTGCCCGGCTCGCAATCGCCTGCTGTGCTTGCGCCTGAGCTTCGGCAGCGCGGCGCTCCGCTTCCCGAGCCTGACGCTCGCTGGACTGGCGCTGCCGGTCGCTGGCCTCAAGTAGCCGGCGCGATTCGGCCAACGCTTCTTCGGGCGAGATTTCGTCCCCGGATTCAATCACAACGTCGGGCTGGCGTTCCGTACGGTGAACCTCACGCTGCGGCCGCTCGCGCATTGGCCGGCGCGCAACGACCTCTTCTACTCCGTCGGTATCGCTCATACGACTTTCACCTGCTGTTCGGCCTTTGCATTGGCGACCTGCGTCACCATGCGATCAAGCATGTCATGCACGACCTTCGAGATATGGTCGCGGTCAAAGACCTGCGCGCGGGCGTGCGCCTGTGCCAGATAATCCCGCCGGACAATCGCTTTTGTGAGCAGCGCGGGATCGCTGAAAAGCTGGTCTAGCAGCTCGCCGCGACGATGTGGCTGGAACGCGGCGGTCGCAAACTCGGGTTCCATGACGCCGTTTTTGGACATCAGACGACGCTGTGCGGCTTGACAAGCCGTCCAAGGAAGTTGTCATCGCCAATGATCCGGCACGGCCAGCCTTCCCACTCGAACAGGTCGATCGGGCGCCCCGCGTAATCCTTGCCCTGCGGCCGGGACGCGCCGTCGCCCATGAGATTGACCTGCAGGCCGGCCGACGCGTTGGCGAACAGCCATTCGTTCGGCTTCGGTGCCGGAACACCACTGCCAAACGTGGCGTTCAAGTAAGCTTCCGTGCCGTTGAACGCGTCAGGGCCGAGCTTCAAGATCAAAACGGCCTTGTGCTGCCACCAGTCCTCTTTGATTTCCTTTACGGTTTGAAAAAATCCCCTGTCATTAACAATCGGGCGGCAAAAAACGGCAACAAGAACCTGACGACCGAACACTTCGATGTCCGTAATGTCGCCAAGTGCCTGATGAATATGATCTTTTGCAATTTCGTAATCATCATAGGCCGGCTTGTGGTGGCGCGTGATCGCCTCGCCGAACCGTGCCGTCTGTGCCAGCGGCGCCAGCATCCGATTGCCGTCTTCGATCGGAACCAATTCGTTCATTACAGTTATCCGTATTCTTTCAGGACTTCCTCGGCTGCGATCTCTGCCATCTGCAGTCCGATGATGATCCCCTGTTGCAGCCGCAGCGCGCCGAGATCGTCGGTTGTCCGGCTGGCGAGTTGGAAAGTGTGTTCCGCCGTGCGCTGATGCAGCTTGTTGACCAGCGCGCTTTTGAACGCGTACGACATCAGCCCTCAGTTTTCGCGGCCGGCGGCGGAGAGGGTGCCGGTGCGGGCGGCGGCGGGGGTGGCGGGGGTGGCGGGGGTGGCGGGGGTGGCGGAGTGTCCGGCGCAGCCATGGCGGGCGCAAAGTGACCACGCAACATGTTCAGCAGTGCCGGCAACGGAGCGTCTCCGGTCGGCGAGAACGTGAACAGTTGCGTGCCGTCGTGAATTTCGCCCATCCAGCCGTTAACTTTGTCGCCATCCAGCTTGATCAAAATTGCCATTTCGTTAGCGCTCTTCTTCCTGGAAAATGCCCTGTCGTATCCGAGGACGTTTGATCTGGATGATTTTATCACCCGGCCAAATAGCCTCTCCGGTTGCAATTTGCAACGCAACGACCGCCGCTATCCGTAGCTGGCTTTCCATGATCGTCGACATGATGCGTGGCTCGCCGTTTTCGTCGCACAACTCATGCGTGCTCTGGACGATATGCGTCATCAGGTCTTGCAGCGCGATCTTCGGAACAATGATCATGTGACCGCACCCCCGGTGAACCGGCCACCGCAATCACGCGCCATTGCACCGCCACGCGCCCGAGGAGGCGGCATCATGCCAGGCGGAGGCGGACCGCCAGCACCGGGCGGCGGCATCATCGGTCGCGGCGGCATCGCGCCAGGCGGCGGACCGCCAGCACCGGGCGGCATGCCAGGAGGCGGACCGCCAGCACCGGGCGGCGGGCCGCCGGCACCGCCGCCCGCTGCGGCCATCTTCTGCGCCACCGCGCGAGCGCCCAACTGCATGCCCTGTTGCATGCCCTGCTGATGCGCCATCTGCGCCGCCTGCGCCGTCTGCTGATCGCCGCCGCCTGCGCCGCCGCCAGCGTTGATGTTGATGACGGTCTTGCCGCCCTTTTTGCCAACATGGCCGCCGTGCGCGCGGCCTGAATCGACATTGCGATTGCCCATTGCGTCATCTGGCTGCTCTTCGGTGATCTGGCCGCCGCGGGCCCGGCGATCGACGCGATGCTTCGCTTCGTGGCCATGGACCCTGCCGCCATGGCGCAGCTTCGTCTTTGGTTCGCCGCGGTGAAGGTGTGATTCATGCTTGTGAACCGCGCCGGCGATCTGCTTGCGATCCTGCTTTGCGTCGCCGTGAATGCCCTTCTCTTCCTTGTGGTGATATCCAGCTTCGCGAAGATGCCGGCGACCCCTCTCGTGCGGTTTTTCGTCCATTCTCGCTGTCCTTTACTGGTTGAGCACAAAGCGGCGACGCATCAGGCAGACCCTTCGAGTTCGCCGATATTTAGCCGTTCGAGGTTGATCTGCGCCATTGCGACTTGTTTCGGTTGCCGGCGCGAGTATGCGCCACACCATTCCGTGTCTGGAAGCTCCGGAAAATAGGTGCCCACGTGCGGAACTTGATGCCGCGTCTGAGGATGCTGCGTCGTGCCAATGACGTGCGTAACCGGCGGATTGAAGCGGCATTTTCCAATCGGCTGCAATGCAACATTACGCCTAAAAAACAGGCAATTCCCGCAGTTACTTTCCATCGAAATTTTATGCCTTTTCAAGCCGCGCCGACGCACTTTGCCACAAATGACCGTCTCGGCGCTACATCTCGACGATTGACACAAAAATGCACAATGACACCGGCACGACAAAGCATTACATACATGGGCTGCCCAAACACGCCTTCGCAAATAGGAAAGCCCCTTGTGAGGTCCGATCTTCTGCACGTCGTAACATGCGTGTCGAATCCGCTACGCTGGCAATCCAGGATCGCGCTTTACGAAACTTTCTGTCAGCACATGCTTGATTCGGGTGTCAATCTCACAACCGTCGAATGCGCTCTCGGACAGCGTCCGTTCGAGCTGTCCAAGGTCGGCGCCCCGCATGTGAACTATGTCCCCGTTCGGCACACAACAATCGTTTGGCACAAGGAGTCGCTCTTGAACATCGGTTTCAGCCGATTGCCCAGAGATGCGGCTTATGTCGCCTGGATCGACGCCGATGTGACATTTCGAGATCCAAACTGGGCGGCCGAGACGGTCCATGCGCTACAGCAATATGCCGTCGTTCAGCCATGGCAGAACTGCTACGACCTCGGCCCGCGCGGCGAGCACCTTGAGCTTCACACGTCATTCTGTTCGCTGGTTCAGGAAGGCAAGCCGATAACGCCGAAATGGAATCAATACCACACCTTTGGACATCCCGGATATGCCTGGGCGATGCGCCGCGAGACACTCGCCAACTTAGGCGGTCTTTACGCTGCCGCCGCTCTCGGCAGTGCGGATCACAACATGGCGCTTGCGATGCTTGGCCGCGTCAATGAAACCTTCCCGTCCGATATCAGCCCGACGTTCACGCAGACGATGGCGGCGTGGCAAGCCCGCGCGATCGAGTTCGTCGGTCAACGCATTGGCTTTGTGCCCGGCACCATCGAGCACGGTTTTCACGGCCCGAAAGCGTCGCGGAACTATGTCAGCCGATGGGACATCCTGCGCAAGTCGAAGTTCGATCCGCTGACCGACCTGAAGCCGAACCTTGACGGCGTGATCGAACTTAGTGGCTCCAAGAAGGGGTTGCAGCGCGACATCGAAGCTTATTTCCGCGCGCGCGACGAGGACTCAAACCGACCCCGCGCCTGATCCATCATCTACCGGCGGCACCTCGGGCGGCTTGAACGCTGCCTGCAGCGCGGTCTGCTTCTCCGCCTGCGCATGCCCTATAGCATCGGACGCCATCCCCGCACCAATCTCGGTGTGCTTCGTCCCCGCCTTCATCGCCTCGCGCGCGTTCGTCGCCTGGCGATCAGCAGCCTTGTCCGCGCTCTCGACGGCCAACTCCGCCATCTTGCCCTGATGGTCAAGCTGCTCGCCTTGCAGCTTGGCTTGATCGCTTTGTGTTTGCGACTGTGCTTTGATCTGCGCGGCAACGATTCGAGGATCGGGCGTTGGAGGAGGCCCTGGCGGCGGCGGGGGCAGCGTGTAGGAAGCAGCGTCGGCACCCACGAGCGCCTCAACGCCCCAGCTCCAAATCTTCCGCTGGTCTGGAATGCCCTGAAACTGCGGCAAGCCAGCCATCGTCACAACGCCCTGAATCTTGGCAAGGCGATGCACCGCGGACGGCGTGTTCGGATCCGCCTGCGGCGACACGTCCGGCGACATAACCTCCTCGGCCGCCTGCCACTTCCGCGCCGGCGTCGGATTGCCGCGCCACAAAACCTCGGGCTCCTCGGCGATCAACTCGCGCAACAGTTCGAACTCGCGCGACTGGGCGGCATGGTCCGCCTTGTGAACCGCGCCCGGCACCATCGAAATGCTCTCGATGTAGGACATGATCGTGCCGACAGGCAGGTTCCCGAGCCGCCCCTCGCCGACGGGCAAATCGATGACACCCGCGAGGCTCTTAACGTCGCTCTCCAGCTTTTCGGCCAGTGCCATGCTCTGCGGCGAGACATCTTTGTATGGCCATGCCATCAACACGTCCGTGATTTTTGCCGCGCCCGTGGCCGGCACTTTGACCACTTGCCCCGGGCCCGGTCGAAAAACGGTGTTCTCCAGCTTCGACGCCGGCCCCTGCATGATCGCGAACGCCGGGAAATTGGCATTCAGGGAAGCATCCACGCCGCTGCGCTGAAGCATTGTCGCGCCTTGCGTCGGGTTGCCGACGAGGTGAATCAGCCCCCAATCGTAAAAGCCGAATGCCGGAATAAACCCATACTTCACGAAGCGTTCACGGACCTTGTGATCGGGATCGCCCTGCTTCCAGTTCCGCCGAATCGCAAGCACGGTCCGGCTGTCGCGGTCGATCGTCACCCGGTAGGGCAGAGGATACCCTACATCTTCGCCGTTTTCGTCAAGATCGAGCTGGTCCAGTGATCCATAGAGATCGTGATTTGTCCCGCTGCCCAGCTCGCAACAGCATTCATAGATCGTGTGTTCGAAATCACGCGGCAATGACGGCGTTGGGTTCACGCCCTGCGTTTGACCAATCACCAGCTCAGTTTCGGACGTCTCCCCTTGCGGCGAGACCAAGGCAATGTCGAGGTATTCCCCCGCCATCATCATCCGGCGCATCGTAGACTGCCGGACCTTCTTGCGCGCCGTCACGCGACCGCCTTCCGTCAGGTCCGCCGGATCGCCCTGCACGATCAAATCCTGCGCCATAATCATCCGCGACACTGGCATGCGTTTGATCGGGCAGCGGTAGATTTCGCGAAACGCAATGCCAATCAGATTGCGCATCATGATCATCTTCGAGAAGTCCGGGTAATAGCCGCGGTCCTTCGTCGTCAGATACCAATTCATGTCCTCTTCGAGCGCCTCGGCCAGATCGTCGCCGCTGCGATCCGACGGCGACTGCGGCGCCTGACCCGGTTGCGCTTGATCATCGCCGGGCGGCACGACCGCCTGGCGCTTCGTCTTCACCGGCCCCGCCGCCGGCAGCAACTCGGCATACGAGGTCGACCACATCTTGGTGACCGCTTCCAACATGCAGGTTGCGACGCCTTGAAACACCGTGCCATCGCTTGCGGGTTCAGAAAGCGGATCGTTTAACTTCACGCCCAAATAGGACGCCGTGCGGTTTGCGGTTTGTTCCCACTCGGAGCGGTCCTGTTCGTCCGCTTCGATCCCCTCGATGAGGTAAGCCGCAAGTGACTGCAGTGCGAGCGGGTCCAAGTCCTCGGCAAGATTGCGGTGAAAGTCGCCCGCGTTGGGCTTCGGCTTGCGCACCACGCGCGGTTTCGCGCTAGGAATGTCGATATTTGTCAGGCCCTCGGCGTCAATCGTAATCGTCGCTTTGGTCGTGTCCAAGACCGGATCGTCATCTTCGATCGTCGTCTGCTTTGGAAAAGCCACAACCGAGCCGGACATAAATCGATCCTCTACCGTATCGCGTAAGGCACGCCTACCGGCTTACGATATCGCATCCGGTCCTCTTCAGCCTCTTCATACTCGACTTTCCGGCACACGACGCCGTTTTTGCGCACCCAGCCCAGCGCCTGCGACACCGAGTCGACATAGTCATCATTTGCGCCATACGGGAAACTTGCCACCTCCGAGATCACTTCGTCGGCCCATGCGCGGTCTGGCGCGAACACCACCCCGCCGGACCAGTCAATTCGGTATTTGGCGTTGCTCTCTTCATCGAAACCGTCCGGTATCTTTCGCGCGTCGCCGCTGAAGAAATGCGACACCGCTCTGAGCCGCGACACCTTGTCACCCTGCGGAATGATCAGCTCCGTGTTCCATGACGTCCGCGCATACAGCCGCAAGATTTCGTCCGACACATCCTTCCCGCGCGTCTTGCGCTCAACCAGCAAGTAATCCGCCTTTCGCTTCCGGCACGTCTCGGCGACGCGGCGCACCAAGTCGGCGAGCGACATCCGATCCCGCCAAGCCTCCAGCAATAAGAACTGAGGCTCGCCGTTCTTGCCCGCAAACGCACCCCATGCCGTGCAGGCGTTGTAGTCGTTTATCTCGCTCTCTTCGATCGCGGTATCCAGCGAAACCACGACAGTCCCGAGTTCAGGGTAATCCGCGCCCTGCCAAAGCTTCCACCAGTCGCGTTTGATGATCGCGCCGCCGCGAACGCCGGGGATCTGCTGGTATTGCGCAGACCAGGCGTAGTCGCCTTTCTCCAGCTTTAGCTTGGCCGTTGCTTCCTCGTCAAACCGCTCCGGCCAGCAAGACTCGCCAGCCGCCATTGCCATCGGCGAACCGTCGACCACCTTTGGTTCGCCGCGCTCGTTCAAAGACAGTCCGCGCAACTGCCGACCGTGTTCGTCCAGTGCCCGAGGATCAACCCAGACGCGCTCCGGATTGCCGAAATCGTCATGCCGCAGCACTACGCGGCAGATCCGCAGCGGATCGAATTCCATCGGCACGCAGACGTACTGATAGCCCTGACCGTGTTCGATCAGCGTGCCGGTCGCATCATTTTCGTGCGTCCGCTGCTGCAGATTGACAATCGCCGACCGCTTCAAATCATTGAGGCGATCCGGCATCACTTCGCGAATGAATTTGTTCGTCGAAGCACGCACGATGTCGGATTCGACGTTCACGGGATTGTTCAAGTCGTCCAGCAACAGGCGATCGCCGCGAAACCCGGTCGTGCCGCCCGAGGTCGAAGTCACCATCTTGAAGCCGGTTTTGTCGTTTCCGACCCATTCCGCGCCCTCGCGCGTGATCTTCACGCGATCGCCCCAACACGACTGGTAGACCGGATGTTTCAGGATCCGCGCGAAGCGCAGATTGTCGCGCACCGGAACGTCAGTCGAGTAGCTGACCGACATATAGCGCAGCGCCGGACGGTTGCACGGCCCCCATTCCCACGCCGGCCAAAGTACGTTCAGTAGCGTACTCTTGGTGCTGCCGGGCGGCACGTTGATGCTGACGCGCGTCATGTCTCCATCAGAAATAGCCATTAAGACGTCGCAGTTGTGGACTAATATACCATTGGCGAAGTAGTTGTGATTACCTTCTACAGCGAGGTTATATACCGTATCGGGTATCCGTATTTCTCGCTCAACAGCGAGAACAGGTGATTCGACAACGGTATAGACCTCTCCAACGGACCGTGTTGGGTCTGATGGCAAATACGGCAAAGCGTCACCAAGTTGGCCGCTTCGTTGTTTTCCACGTCCCGATCTATGTGATGGATGTGAAGCTCGTCCTTGGCATGACAAAGGAAACAAGCCCGTCCATCGCGCTTGCGGATTTTGAGCCGCATTTGCCAGAATTCGATCGGATATTTCTTCGTCCACTCTCCATGGATGAACCCGGCATTGTTCTCGCCTCGGTTTCCAAGCCCAAAGCAGGCCAGACCGCAAAATCTGCGCTGCCTTGCGGCGGTAATCCATAATGTTTTGCCACAGCTTTCGCACCACCCTTCCGTGCCGGTAATGCGAGACATCGCATCGCACTTGCGACACTGGTTCGCCCCCCAGCTTTTGGAGTTCCCGCAGTTCGGGCATTTTCTCGTTTCGGGCAGTTGCCTCCGCTTGCCCGAGCAAGCCATGCTGCAAAATCTGGTTCTCTTGAGCACCGGCGAGAAAATCTTGCCGCATCCTTCGCATTTCCGGCGCTTGCGATCCTGATCCAGCTTCGTGCGATGCTGATAATGACAAGACTGCCTGCAATAGGCGTTTTTCCCCGATCCAGGCCAGCGCAGGAATGTCGCGGCGCAATTTTCGCACACATAAGAGCGTTTCCCCGGCGCTGACTTCGCAAACTCTGACATATCCCCTCCCCTTCACGAACACCGGATGATCGTCAGTCATCGACAGCATCGTATCACAGAGAGAGAGTTTAACCAGCGGTTTCCCTTGCGACTTTTGGCGAAACTTGACGTTTTTCCAGTCAGGCTTACCGGACAAGTGGTCGAAGCTTAGAACCCGCGCACGGCAGCCATCTTCCACATATTGGCCGATCGCCATGGGGCCGTCTTCGGTGATGACTTCGGTCTCGAACGGCAGGCACAGCAGATCGAGCAACCACCCTTCGATCAGCGGCCGCTCCGGCTCCAGCACCGGCCACATCATCCGCACGAACGCCAGGAAGTCCTTTTCCGCCTCGTCTTTCATCGCGCGCATCCGGTCGCGCTTGGCGAGTTCGGCTTTGGCGAGATGAACTAGGTCGGATCGAGACACGTCCGCAAACCGATTTGGATGCCGCGCGCTCTGAAGACATGATCCGGCAGCGGTTTTGCGGTCGGGGGCACCGGTGGCATCGATCGAGCAGCGCTGAGCGGGCACGTCGCGCACCGGTCTGCTGCGCAGGAAATGCACAGGGCAGACTTCGAAGCATCATCTTGCAGCATCAGATCTTCCTCCTACAATGTCAATTCGAGACCAAATATGAAAACGTTGAGGGAGATCCAGTCCACCCGATGGTAATGCTGGTAACAAAAGTAGCGGACGCACCTGAGCCCGTGAGCTCCGTGTTTACGCCTCCGACGCTGATGATATTATCTCCATAGGTCGACACAGAGACGTTGGGCGTTTGGCCAAACATGCCCGGCTCTAAGGTGATGACACATTCGGTGGCGTCGGAGCCAGGTGTCACTGTGCCGCTATAGGTGCTGGAGATAGTGCCAAATGTTGGGTTCGTGCCACACGATGACAAATTAGCCGCGGACATTACATATCCATCCGTGTTGTTTTTAATAACGTTGTGCCACCCGTTTGACCCGTTTTGTAGTGCTACGCCGTTGTTACCGGATAGATCATTGCCGATGATCGAAATATAATCGGCGGTGCTGCTTTCGGGAATAGAAATGCCTCCTCCGTTGGGACCGACGGTTCCACCAAGCGCAATGCTATTATTCAGCACCCGGACTTTGCTTTGATTACCAAGACATACACCAAAACTGGCGTTATTAGCGATGGTATTGCCAGTTATCAGCAAACCCTGATTATAAGTCGTTTGGGTGGCATCGATTCCACAACCCGCGTTGAAGAAAATCTGAGAGTCAGACACGGAAATATCATCCACCGATCCTATCATCTTCAACCCTGCACTCGTGCCCGACGAACTGAACCACGAGTTGACAAAGGATATCCGATTGACCGATCCATTGGTCCCATCCAGAAGCACTTCCGGACCTACCGATGTGTCAAAGTAACTATTTGAAATAAACGCTCCGCTTATCGCTCCGAACCCCGGAGCTGCTTGAACAATCAAAGGGGAACCCATTTTTTGGAGTTGAAGATGGTCAAATACAAAATCGACGCCACCAGTGATAAAAATCCCCGCTTGAGCATTCTCGTTCGCAGCATTTTCCATGTAGATATTGTATAGATCGATGACAGCGACATTGGGACCATCGAACTCCATGCCAATGCCGGAACCGGGGCCAATCCCGCGCATATTGATGTTACGAAATGTATTGATGCCACCTTTTAGGTAGAAACCGCTATCACCACCACCTACGTTGATATTTTCAAATAGATCACCACCAGAGCCGGCAGAAGTATTGTCGTACATGACCCAAGACCGCATTGAGCCCGGAGAAGCATATTGGATAACTCCAAGGTCCGTCATTTGAAAGTACGACGCGTTTAAGGTGATCACGTCGAACGGCTGGGTATTTGTGATGATAGTGCTTGCGTATTCACCCGCCCCCTGCAAGTGAACGTTGGGATGGTTCACAACGAGGCTACCGGTAATGTAGCAACCACCTTGCGGAAACCAAACATCTCCCCCTCGAACCGGGTCCGTCGCGGCGAGCGCATGATTTATCGCCACCGTATCATCTGTCTGATAATCACATTTCGCACCGAAGTCTTTTACGTTGGCATAGCCGAGTGTTGGAGCACTGGTGATCTGCGCCCAGTAGTTGCCCGTGTTGCCTTGCGCATCCGTGTAGATCCTGACCCACGCGCCTGGGAAGATCTGCAGAGAGTTTGCACCGTTGATCGTCGAAGTGGTGACGTTGATTGTGTCCGTCGCCGTCGCGGTCGGATTGATGATGTTGATCACGCACCCATGCGAAAATGCGCCCGAAGAGCCTGCTTGCGGCAGCGTCACTGTCACGTTGCTCGTATTCGAGAGCACCACCACGCGGCGCCCTTCCGGATCGCAGTCGGGGTTCTGCAGCGTGTAGGTCAAACCGGATTGCAGGTTGACCATGCCGACATTGCCGGCGACCTGCGCACGGCTCGCCACCGGGCCCAAAACTAGCAGCAATAACGCAAAAATGCGCATCACCATCATTACGGAGTCCAGTGCTGCAGGTAAACCATCAGCGCCCGAATCTGCTCGACGGTCGGAAAAACGTTGAATAGCACTTTCACCGCGTTGCGTTCATCGTCCTCGCCGCGCATCACGCAGATCACGCGCTGATCGGTGTCATCGACTCCTGGATCATTCGGAATTGACGGCGGGATCTGATCGGTGATCAGCACCTCTGACGTCGGGTCCATTACGAACACGATCGTCGATTTCTTGACGGTGACCTGATTGGCCGCAGCCGGAATGAAGAAGAAGTCGCTCACCTGATCCTCCGCGAGAAGCCCGGTCCTTCAGGGCCGGGAGGAATAGCGCAGTTGCTTCCTTGTTTCGGCATTGAGCGGTTCCTATATAGGCCATCATGCACTTGACGATGCAATTGAAGCTTCTCCCGACGACCGAGCAGGCGGACGCCATGCTTCGGACGATGGAGCGGTTCAATGCGGCGTGCGATGCGCTGGCGGCCGTCGCGTTCGCCAATCAGTGCGCGAATAAGGTCGAACTCCAGAAACTGGCTTACCACGACATCCGCCGTGACTTCGGGCTCGGTGCCCAAATGACCGTGCGCGCCATCGCCAAGGTGGTCGAGGTCTACAAGCGGGACAAGACCATCCAGCCCACGTTCAGGCCGCATGGCGCCATCGTCTATGATCAGCGCATCCTGTCGTGGAAGGGCGCTGATCGCGTCTCGATCCTGACTAACGATGGCCGCGCCATTATGCCGTGGGTCTGCGGTGCCTATCAGCATGCCCGACTGGACCGGGCGCGCGGTCAGGCCGACTTGATCTACCGGGATGGCATGTTCTTCCTTTACGTGACCGTTGACGTTGGCGACGTGCCTGATGAGGGCGACCCCACTGAATATCTCGGGGTTGACCTTGGACAGAAGAACATCGCGGTCGACAACGACGGCGAGACGTTCAGCGGTGCGTTGAATGCCAGTCTTCGCCGCCGACACGCTCGTTTGCGCCGGAAACTCCAGAAGAAGGGAACCAAGTCTGCAAAACGGTTGCTGCGTCGGCGCCGGCTCAAGGAGTCGCGGTTTGCCAGCAACCTGAACCATCGGATCAGCAAATCGATCGTGCGCAAGGCTAAGGACACCGGACGCGGCATCGGGTTGGAGGACCTGACGCATATCCGCGACCGGACAACGGTGAGGAAGAGCCAGCGGAGAGCGCACCACGGATGGGCTTTCGCCCAGCTTCGGAGTTTCGTGACCTACAAGGCCGCGCTTAATGGCGTGCCCCTGGTCTGTGTCGATCCTCGCAACACGAGCCGGGAATGCCCGGAGTGTGGTTGCATCGACAGGCGGAACCGCCCGACCCGAGACCGGTTTGCCTGCATAAGCTGCTCCTACTCCGGACCAGCAGACACCACAGCGGCGGTCAATATCGGCCGTCGGGCGGAACGTCATGCCGCCGAACGTAGGGCTGCGTAAGTCTATGCTTGGGCACTTACAAGCTCGGTCATTCATGTCCGAGTTCATGACGCACCAATGCTCCGATTACCGATGCGCGGACCTTTAGCACGTTTTGATCAGGAATCGCCACTCAGTGCAAGCTTCACTCCAGCGGCGCGTTCCGACGCGTCCCAGGGCAACCGTGCGCCGCCCTCGGCCACGGCAATGCCGCGGCACACAGCATCCATCTGCGCCGCTTCGCGCAGTTCGAGCGTGGTCGTCGGACTCACTGCCGCGATGTGCGCGACGATCGAGGTGTAGGTGCTGGTATCGTTGTGATCTTCCGGAGGCGCAAAACGGTCGCAGATTTCCTCGACCGTAACAAGGCCATGAACCTCGAAGTATGTCAGCAGGTTGCGCGCCAGCGCCCTCCAGCCCATGATTGCCGTGCCGAATATGGCGAACGGGCCGCCTTCGGCGTGGTCAATCCCGACCTGCCCGGACCATTGGCCTTCAGCCAAGGGCCGCAAATCTCCAGGATTCCGGTTCCGCCAGGGACGGGTTTGAGTTGTCTGTAAGGTCAATCTGGCAGCCTCGTTTTAATTATTTGGAACGGAGCTAGTAACCATCGCAATCGTAGTCAATCTTATCGGAAGTTAACGAGGTAGCACTAACAGTTATTGTTGTTAAGGTGTAGCTATAAGCAAACGTTGCTATGGACGATTGGGAGGTAATCCGACAATGGCTCCATGTGGTGTAACCAGATCCGGCTAACGTAATTGTGCAACTTGTTGCAGTTCCAGACCCCACTGAAACCGTCCCACTGTGGTTATTCGCGTGACTATCAATGGAAGGTGATGTTCCGCACGAAGTAACAGCAGGAGCCGCAGTAGAGGTATTGTTATAATACAATAAGTTTCCGATGTTTATTTCATTCGACGTTGAAGAGGTCAGAACATCTGCGTTATACCCAAGGAGGAGGTTACTGGAGCCGGTTATGTTCGAGAGTCCAGTATTATAGCCAAATGCGGTGTTATAGCCACCAGTCATGTTTGCATTCAGGGCATTCACGCCCGATGCAGTGTTACTGTAACCAGTCGTGTTTGCATAAAGTGCTCCCGCGCCCGACGCAGTGTTATAGGCACCAGTCATGTTTGCATTCAGGGCACTCACGCCCGATGCAGTGTTACTGTAACCAGTCGTGTTTGCATAAAGTGCTCCCGCGCCCGACGCAGTGTTATAGCCACCAGTTGTGCTTGCATTCAGTGCATTTACACCATAAAACGTATTAGAGTTTCCTGGGGATGCGCCCAATAAATAAGACATCCACGTCGCAAGCGTATTCGTCGTCGTCCCGCCCGTCGCCGTCACATTCGCGCCCGAGGCGTTACCCCCACTCGGGTTAACACCGGGAGGATACTGGATCTGCTGCGCGTGGGCGTGAGAGCCCAGCAGCATCGACAATACGATGCCGAGAAATAAACCACGTTCAATCAGGCCAGTTGCTCGCAACGCAAACCTGATGACGCTGCCGCTGCGCATATT